CAGAAACTGGTTGTACGCCACCACCGTCAAGGCAGAGGCCATCGGCTGGCCGTTGTGCACGGTGACGGTCGCCGACGCCCCTACGGCCCAGCCGTTCGTTCCATCGTGCTTGGCCAGTAGCAGCCGCACGCCGCGGCTGACTTCAGGAGCCGACTGGCCGCGAGTCTCAGAAAGCGACCCCATGCGCTCGACAAGCCGAACAGCCTTGCCGATTCGCTTTGAGTCGCCCTCTGAAAAGCCGTACGTGGTCACTTCTTACCTCGAAAGCACGAGGTACTGCAGCCTTGCGGCAGACGTGTACTGCGTTGACGTGACTGCCTCCAGGCCAATCGTGATAGATGGCGACAGAGGAATCACGGCTGACATATTTCGGCCGAGCCGGCCAAAGGCGTGCAGATTAGTTCCGACGTACGACCCAACCGTGATGTAGTGGGTGCCGCTCGTCTGGGTATTGAGATTGCGAAACGCCGCATAGCCCGCGTTGACGACAGCCCCAAGCGATAGCGTCTGCACCGCCGTCCCAACAGTGACGACGCCAGCAATGCCAAGCTGGCTCTCCTGATCGGCCTGCACGCCGGAAGTGGAGAACCGATCTGAATACCCGCCATTGTCCACGCTCAGGCTGAGCGATGCTTTGATCTCGTTTGCCATTAGATGTTCCCGTCTGCGTAGATATCGACGAAGTCTTTCTCTGCGTAAGGGAAGACGCGGCGCGTCTTCAGCCAGCCCTCAGTACTGCCAATGCCGATGATGCCCGGGTCAACAGCCGCGCCGTTGCCGTTGAGCGGAACAGGCTTGGTGACAGGATTTCCTTGTATGTCGAGAATAACGCGACGCTCGCCAGCGACAATCTCGTGAAATCCTACGTCGTAGTACTCCACCACCCACGTCTTAGGGTCATACAGAAACTCAACGCTGACACTCCACAACTGGTTTCTGTCGTCAAACTCTCCAGAGAATCCGAGGCATCGCAGCGTCCGTCGTGGGCACCCAAGAAAATCAGTCTTGTTTGTCGTGTTCACGTAGCCAATCAGGTCTTCAAAGTCTGGCTCGCTGGCCTTGGTGTTTGTGTAGGTGAACTTGACTAGGGCACGCTCCTCAGTCAATCCGTCTACTGGGTCGCCGGCAGAGTTGAGTGCTGGCTCTGGGTTGTCGGCCTTGTCGCCGTTCTCGCCCTGGTCGGTTAGCGGAGCAGTAACAGACTGCGTCGCAATGCTGTACCGTCGGCTAGTGTCTGGATTGAATCCGCCACCACCGCCGCCGCCAGGATCCTCGCCGCCGCCGTCGTCTTCCTCTGCCTTGGCGTCGTACTGCACGACAACCTTAACGGCGTACTCGTTTTCAGCGTCGAGATACTCGAACTGCCGGGTGGTGACGAATAGCTCGTAGCCGCTGAAGAACGCGGAGTCATTTATCTGCGGAATCGGGCCGCCGATCTTGGGCCACGGTGTCGTATTGGTAGCAATGTCGTTAAAGGCAGGGTTGGCGGTGTCGCTAAGCACCAAGAACTCTTGCGTTCCAGTGATTTGAATAGTGCCCTTTGCGCCCTTTGTTTCGGACACTCGCAGGCTGCGCAGGGCTCGTACGTCTGTTATTGCCATTGCTACACCGTGATCGCTGCAAGTCCAAAGCCGCCAGGGCCGCCAGCCGCCGCAAGGTCCTCCACGGCATCCGCCGTTCGCTCGGTCGCGTCAGCGGTCCTTCGGCTTTCTTCCTTGATGTCAGCCCGTGGGTCGCCACCTCTCATCAAAGTGTTGCGGAAAGACTCGCCCTCCGCCGTGCCCAGCACGATTGCCTTGAGTTCTTTCGATGACGCAGTGATTGCAGACGCAATCGTTTGGCCAGCAACCTCTGCTGCTTCCTGCACCGGAGGAACGACTGAGTTTCTTGCATTCTCTTGGGCCTGACGCATTTTCTCGTCAAATCCCTGCAATGGATTCTCGAAGTTGCGAATGCCCTGCATGAACGAAATCTCGGCCTGGTCTGCAAGGGCGTCTCCAAACTGCTGGGTGTCAACGCCGAACTTTGCAACTGCCGATCCAACTTCTGCCAACCCCGGAATGATCTTGCCAAGAAACTTGAGCGACTCGCCGATCGCCTCCGTTAGCACGCCAAACGCCACGGTACCAGCCGCACCAATGCCCAGGAGGACGCCTCGAAGCATCTGGAATGAGCCAACAAGCACAGAACCGACGATCACAAGCCCCTTGAGCGCGAGCGTGAAGGCGTCGGCAAGAAACTGTGCGTACGAGAAGTTTTCGTTGGTGGACGTAAAGAACTCCATCAGGATTTGGGCAGTCGCAGTGACCGCCGGAGCAAGAGCCGAAAGAAACTGGTTGATGAAGCCCTGCATCGGGAGAGTAAGTCGCCCGATCGCATCGCCCATCTGCTCAATAGCAGCAACCTGCTCGCCGCTCATCTTCACGCCAAGCTTGGTAAGAAGCGCATCCATTTCGCCGATGGACGAACTTCCTTCGCGGATGAAGTTGAGCAGCCCCTGCCCGCTTCGGCCGAAGATGTCGATCGCGGCTGCCGCCTGCATTTGCGGAGGCAGGGCGGCGATCTGCTGAGCAATCAGCTGAAACTGCTGGGCCGTTGAGAGCCCAGCGAGGTTTTCCATTGTCAGACCAAGCTGCCCAAACGCCTTGACGGCCGCGGGCGTTCCTTGCGACAACTCGCCGACCATGCGGGCCGTTCGCCTAAGTCCCATCGTTAGGGCTTCTTGGCTGACGCCAGTCTCTGAGGCGACTTGCTGCATTACCTGCAAGTCTCCCGCAGCAACGCCAATCTCCTGCGACAGGTTGTGCAGCTGCTCGGCGGCATGCGTTGCAGACGACAGGGCTGCGATCGCGCCGCCAAGCGTGGCAAAACCACCGATCACCGGAAGGAGCATGCCGGACATTCCGCCGAGAGCGGAGCCCAGGCCCGAAAGGCTGCTGATGCCAGACTGAAAGCCTTGCAGCTGCTTGCGGGCACGCGAAAGGCCGGCAGACAACCCGCCGGTGCTGGCGGTGATCGAGACGTTAACGCGACCGAAGTTGTTGGCCATGGCTTATTTCGGAATCGCGTTCAGTACGGCGAGGATCTGGTCTGGCGTCTGTGCCCGCTTGGGCACTGGCATCAAGTCCTCAACCTTTTTGGGCGGCGTGCTCTTCTTTTTGTTTGCGTTGTAGTACTGCGTGTAATGCACCGCGTCACGGAGCCACTCGTCTCCCCACGGCTCAAGCTGGTAGTAGCCCATCCAGCCGTAGAGTTGATCGACGCTCATTTCATCGGCCAGCCCCTGCACGTCCCAAATGCCAAGCTTCAGGGCCAGCCGGTACAGGAACGCAAGTATCGGCGACCGCTCTATTTTCCCGCGGCTTCCTCCACTGCCTGTGTGCCAATGCCGTTCAATGCAAAGCCGGCATCGACAATCTTCTGCACGATATCGCTGTCCCACTCGCCAATAGAGTCAGCATCAGAATCTGTGAAACGACGCTTTCCGTTTTCATCGACGACGACCAGGGCAACAAACTTGGCTCGGACGTTGTCCATGTTCGGCGAAGAACCAGCCTTGCCGCCGGTGACGATTTGCTCGAACTTGTCTCGCTCGCGGGCCGAGAACTTTGCAACGTAGAACGTGTCCACGCCTGGAACCTCGACAGCCACCCTGTGACGGGTGGACGCCTTGGCGTGAATCTCAGATGCCGTAAGTGCCACAGCCCGCGCCTCCTGTCAGTACTAGCTCGGCAAGGCTCCGCTGAGCTTGATCGTCAGCGTGCCGCTCATCATGTCTTCCATCTGCGCGCCAGCCTCAAAAGCCTGGGCATAGCCGAACGCACTCCAGAGCGTCGTCGCGGTGCCGCCGCTGGCCCAGTACACGTTCACCACCTGGTTGGTGGCGACATTGGCCAGGTCGGCCGTCGGCCGGATGGCCGGGTCAAAGAGCACCTCGACGGAGAGCTCGCCGGGGTCGTAGACAGACGATGCCACGAACTCCTTGGCCACGGATGTCATGTGCGTGGCGTCGGCAACGGCACGCGAGACGCCGCCGTGGTTCACGCCGGTGATCTTGTACCCGGTCGCCGTGTGAAGCGCCGTACCGAACCCCACGAACGTGCCCTGTCCAATGTCGATGGCCATCTCTTACGGCTCCTGATAGGTGATCTCTACGGTCAAATCGGTGCGGTAAATCGGCAGCTGCTCGCCGCCGGCCTGCGGCTCAGTCGTGTC